AGCCGGCAGCGGATGAATTTGACTGGTTCATGAGATGCGCAGTGAATTTCATGGACGATGTGGACGGCCACACTGCGGTCGCTCTGGATGTGGAGACCAACAACGGCGTGCCGGCAGCGACCAGGGCAGACCGGGCGTTTGGGTTCTGTGAGATGGCCAGGAAAGCCGGGCTGCTTGACGGCATCTACTCATCGCCCTACCTGGTCAATTCTTTATTCCCTTATGGTGAAACGCGCTGGTCATACCTGTCCTGGCAATGGGTGGCTCACTGGACAAGCGCATCAACCTACACTCTCCCGGCTGGCTGGTCCCGGTCGCTGGTCAAGTCGTGGCAGTTTGGCATTTCGCCCACTCATTCATGGGTGCCTAAGATAAGCGGCGCCGGCACGGTGGATTGCAACCGGATGTATTTCGCAAGCGAGCAGGCGTTGAAGCAATGGCTGGGTCAGGTCGAGGAGCCAGGCTATCCATTCAGCGTGCGGGTGGTTACACCTGGTGTAATCCGGGCTGAGGCTGATCCGATGGCTCAGCCGCTATGGGTTGCGGCCAGGGAAACCGGGCTGACTGTGTTCGCCGCTATTGATGATGTAGACGGCGCGCTGTGGTATGGCGTTGGATCGGGCTGGATATTGGCTGCTGATGTGGAGAAGATATGACAACTAAAGCGGATATCTTGAATAAGGCAAGAGACCTGGTCGCATTGATTGAGGGCTGGGATGAAGGGGAGATCCAACCACCTCCACCGCCTGCATCGATTAAGTCCTTCACCGTGAGGGCAGGCGGTAAGGCATTGGCGAGATATGTCTATTCGCACAATGCTGCTGGCAAACCTGTCATGCAGATTTACCCAGGCGATAGCATCACCGAGGGGCGCATCAAATACACCGAAGGGCAAAAGCTAGCAGTATTGCCAACCCTGATACGAGCGGACGGTGGCGATGATTACTATGAGATTGCATCTTCGCCCATATCTGGATTCAAGCTGTATCTGCGGGCTGTGGATGGGATTGTAGCATAAAGGAGCAGGACATGACAAAACAAGAAGCGACTAAGAAATTGGCAGAAGTCCAGGCGATCATCGATGCTTATAAGGCGGCACAAGAGAAACTAAAGAAAATGGCGGGGAAGTGACGCATATAGGTTAGACATGCCGATGAGAGCGCTAAGGACCTGCCATTATCCAGGCTGCCCGACTCTGGTCAGGTCGGGCTATTGCCCTACACATCAAGCCATGCGAGCGGCGGAGGTCAACTACCACGATCGTGAAGCGCAGCGCCTATACTCCACTGTGCGCTGGCAGCGTATGCGTGTGCTACAACTGAGCACCCATCCGTGGTGTGCAGAATGTTTGCGCGCAAACATCTACACCCCGGCCACCGATGTGGATCATGTCAACCCGCATCACGGCGATCAACAATTATTTTATTCGGGTGAGCTCCAGTCATTGTGTCATTCCCATCACAGCTCAAAGACGATTCGCGAGGTCAACGAACGCAAGGATGGGGTAGGGGTTAATAATGTTTCAGATGTGGGGGACGCGAGCGTGGGGGCAGGTCCGCACGAAAAAAATTCCCAATGTGGAGAATCCGCTTAAAATGCCAGCCCGCAAGCCTTCCGCTTTGATCACTCGCCACGAGACGGCCGCCGAACAGGCCGAGCGCACAGCTCGAGAGTCGTCTGCACGGCCGGCGCGAACGGTGCCCGCCTCCCCACCGGCGCAATTCAAGCATCGCCAGATTGCCCAGACTGCCTGGCGATACCTGGTGCGACGGTTCGGCGAAGCTGAGGGCGAAATCATAACCGGCTTCGATCTCCACTTGCTGATCAACTTCTGTATGGCCATCGAGCAGCTGGCTCAGCTCAACATGATGCGTGATAAGGCTTACGAGGCGTGGCTCCAGCTGGCTGGTGAGCACACGCGATTGATTGACGATGAAGGCGAGGCCGAAGATATCGTGCTGGCAGCTGTTCGAGTCGTGAATGCTTTTGAGGCGGTCCTAAAGTTGGATAGTCGCATTGACCGTAAGGTGGATCTGTTACACAAGCTGGCTCAGAGTCTATATCTGACACCTCGCTCGCGTGCTGGTGTGGCGCCAACGAGGAAGGAGGCCGAAACGCCTCCCGATGAGCTCGAGCAGCTAATGGATGAGTTTGTTGGAGCGGCAACGAAGGGCAATGTTTGATGAGCATCGGGCACAGCGCGCCGTTACGTTTTTTGAGCATCTCCGGCATACGAAGGGGCGATTTTATGGCCAGCCGTTTCACTTGCTGCCATGGCAGGACCCGATCATCCGGAATGTGTATGGTACGGTCAATGCTCAAGGCAATCGCCAGTACAAATATGTCTACTGCGAGATCCCTAAGAAAAACGGTAAGTCTGAATTGGCAGCAGGCGCTGGTCTCTATCACACGTTTGCTGACGGTGAGCGCAATGGTGAGGTGTATGGCTGTGCAGCCGATCGGGGCCAAGCGAGCATCGTATTTGACGTGGCGGTGGAAATGATCGGCCAAATTCCGGCACTCAGGAAGCGCGCCAGGCTCACGTTGAGCCAGCACAAGCTCATGGATAAGGTGAGCGGGACAATCTATAAGGTTGTATCAGCTGAGGCTTATACAAAGCACGGCCTGAACGTTTCGGCCTGCATCTTCGACGAGCTGCACGCTCAGCCGAACCGGAACCTGTGGGACGTGATGACCTTCGGTGCTGGCGACGCCAGGGAGCAGCCGATCTGGTGGGTTATCACGACGGCCGGTGATGACCCGGACCGGGTGAGCGTCGGCTGGGAGCAGCACGATTATGCGATGAGAGTCTTGTCGGGAGATATCATCGACCCGACCTGGTATGTGTCCATGTACGGATACGATGGCGATGATATTTACAACGAGAACAATTGGTCACTGGCTAACCCATCTTTAGGCACCACAATAACTATCGACACGGTTCGAGAAGCGGCAGAAAAGGCCAGGGTAAAGCCAGCTGATGAGCGCCTGTTCCGATGGCTGCGCCTGAACCAGTGGATCACAACCAAGCTCACAACCTGGCTGCCGATTGAGCTGTTCGACGCCACGATAGGAACGTGGAACCGGGCTGATCAGCTGGGCAAGGATTGTTATTTGGGCCTGGATCTATCCTCGACGACCGACCTGACCGCTCTGGCGCTGGTTTTCCCTCCCCAGGGAGAGCAGCTGGACTGGCGAGTCTTTTGGTATGCGTGGATCCCGGCCGATAACATGGAGGAGAGAATCCGCAAAGATCATATCCCTTATGACCAATGGGCCAAGGCTGGCTGGATTATACCGACTCCGGGAAATGTAGTGGATTACACGGAGGTCGAGAAAACCATCCTGGAGATCAAGAAATATCATAAGGTTATTGAGCTGGACAGCGATCGGGCAATGGCCACTATGCTCTTGCAGCGCCTGGAGCAAGCCGGGATCACCTGCGTGGACATACCGCAGACCTATGCAAGCCTGACAGATCCAATGAATCAAACAGAGATCTTATTAAAGGCTAAAAAGATTGATGAGATTGCCGATGACGAGAAGCCAATCAGTGGGAATCTGTTGACCGGGCGGATAACACATGAAGACAATCCGGTCGCTCGCTGGTGCTTTGGGAATACATCGATCGCTAAGAACGGCCAGGGCTATATCAAATTCGTGAAGGAGCATAAGGGGAAATCTGTCGATCGGACGAAAAGAATCGATCTAATAGCGGCCTGGATCGACGCCATGGCCAGGGCGCGTTTCTATGGTGGAAGCGTGGATATCTCGGCGGCTATATTGGATGACGACTGGAGCATGTAGGGCGATGGCGGATCGCATGTCGGAGTATCGGGACAGGTATAAGGGGCGACCGGCGGCGGTGCTGGGAGGCGGGCCGAGCCTGCCGGGTGATATGGCCAGGCTGCCGGAGGGCTGCGTGCTGATTGCGGTCAATAACCACGCATTTCACATCTGCAAACCTGATTTTATGGTCTATAACGACCGGCCAGAGGATCATCCAGACCTGGGCGCGGCTATATACGCAGCGGCTGGGAAGGTCACGCGGGTAAGTCCTGATCCCACCTCCGATATTATTTTCGATGTGAACGTGTGGACCGGCTTTTTCAGCTCCAACACGGCGGCCTGGTTCGGGCTGTGGATGGGGTGTGACCCGGTGATCCTGTGCGGGATGGACTGCTACCAGGGAGAGGTCAAGTATTTCCACGAATGGACGCGCACGCCTGGCCTGGTCGAGTACCACAATCACCCATTAGATTTTTATATCCGGCCATGGGTCGAGGAAGGGCGCAACCTGTGCCCGCATCCAGAGCGATTGCGAGCCATGTCAGGGCCATTGGTGTCTATTTTTGGTCAATACCAGGTAAAAGATGAAATTATTAGCCCGGTTTATTGATGATTTCTTACTGGCGGCGGGGTGCCTGTGCATCCTGTACGGCCTGTCGATGTGGAGCGCGGTTGTCACCTGGATCGCAGGCGGGGCGATGCTGATCGGGTTTGGAGTGCTAATTGGAAAGGTTAAGGCTAAACAAAATGCTATTGACTGAGCTATTGAGCGGCAACCCGAAGCCGAAAGAAGACCAAAACGCCAGCCCGCGGGCGGATTACGCGCCCTCCTGGGGATATTCGACCAGCTCCGGCGAGAAAATCACGGTGGCGGCGTCGATGACAATTGCCACGGCGTACCGGGCGAAGAATATTATCTCGGATGACGTGGCAAAGATGCCTTTGCAGGTGATGCAGAGAGTCGGGCGGAATATACAGCAGGTCATGCCGGATGCGGTGACACGCAACATGGCGTATCTGCTGCAAATCAGCCCGAACCTGTGGGGATGGACTCCATTCCAGTTCAAGAAGGCGAATATCGAGTGGCTGCTGTTCTACGGCAACACGTACATCTGGAATCCAATCGTGGGGCCGCGGCAATTATTGATCCTGCCAGCCGACCGGACGCTACCGGTGTTCGATATGGATGGAAATTTGTGGTACCGGCACACGTTCAGCAACCAGGTCCCGGTGTATATCCCAGCGGTGGAGATCCTGCACCTGATGATCAACCCGGACGCCACCGGGTTCATGGGGCGAGGGGTGATCACGTTTGCGCGCGAGACATTCGGGCGGCAACTGGCAGCGCGCAAGACGCAATCCAAGTTCTTCGCCCAGGGGTTCATGCCAGCAGCCTATATCAAGATGGGCGGCGACCTGAACAAAGAGGCGCGAGAAAAGGTCAGGATGGCCTACGAGGAGCAGATGAGCGGCTCGGCCAACGCGTACCGGCTGGCGGTGTTTGACAACCGGGTCACGGAGTTCTCGCCGATTGACATTCAGCTCAAAGACGCGCAGTTTTTGGAGTCGATTGACGCCACCGACAGGGACATCTGCAACTTTTTTGGGCTTCCCGAGCACATGCTCAACCGGGGCAAGGAAGCCTACAACTCCAACGAGCAGAAGTATATCGAATACTTGCAAGGGACGCTGGACGCCTACCTGGTGCCGTGGGAGGAAGGGGCGCGCATCCGCTGGCTGTCGAGCGCGGAGCAAGCCAACACTTATTTCCGGTTCGTGCGAGAGTCTTTGTTAAGAATGGACTCCAAGGCACGGGCCGACGCGATGGCGGTACACATCCAGTACGGGATGATGACGCCCAACGAGGCGCGAGAAAAGGAAGACCTTTCGGCCTATCCAGGCGGGGACCGGCATTATATCCCTGCCAACTTGATGACGATTGGAGGTGGTAACGATGCCAGCAATCCGACCACATAGCACGGCGACGGACACGGAGAGCTCCTGGGATGGACCGGGCGAAGTGGCCGCGGCTCCAGAGGAAGAAGCCACGCTGCGCTATATGCACACCTGGGTCGACCCGGACGGAGATCCAGAGACGAAAAGCGCGTACAAGTTCCCGCACCACAAAGCCGGGACGGATACGGCAGCCAATATTGCCGGAGTCAACAACGCCCTGGCCAGGCTGTCCCAGGCGGATATTCCCGATGCGGACCGGTCTGGCGTGGAGGCGCACCTGCGCAAGCACCGCGAGGACGCTGGGCTGGAGGAGGAGGAGACGGAAGACAAGATGAGCCATCAAATCGTATCCAAGCACGAGCCGATCCGCTGCTTCGAGGGCAGCGCCAAGCCGCACGAGCCGTTCTGGACGTGGCACAACGCGCTGGACGCAGAGACAGAGCCGGGAACCGAGAGCGAGCCAGAGCTGGAGCTGTATGGCTATATCTCCGAGTTCTCGTGGTTCGATGATGACATCACGCCCAAGAGGTTCAGGCAGGATCTATATGCCTACGGCGGAGGGGGGCCGATCACGATCCGCATGAATTCATACGGCGGGGATGTGATCGCAGCCAGCATGATCCACACGTTCATCCGGGACTATCCAGGGCGGGTGACGGTGCGCATCGATGGCGTGGCGGCTTCGGCGGCGACGGTGGTGGCGGTGGCGGGAGACGTGATCAGGATGCAGGAGACGGCCTATTTCATGATCCATGACCCGCTGGTGGCGTTCATGTTTGCGGTGCTGAACATCGAGGAACTGACCCGGATGGTTGACAGCCTGGAGGCGGTCAAAGAAGGGATTTTGAACGCGTACCAGACCAAGACGGGGCTGAGCAGGCCGCGGCTGTCAAAAATGATGACGGATGAGACCTGGATGGATGCGCAGAAGGCGATTGACCTGGGATTTGTGGATGAGATCATCCGGGCGGAGAGGGCGATCCCGATTGACCTGGGGCAGAAAGCGGCGGTGATCAACGCGCTGCACAATTACGCAAACGTGCCGCCTGCCCTGTTGGAGTCTATTACGAATGTTCCGGCGACCGATTCCAGCGAGTCGCCGCTAACAGATGAGACAATACGCGAGGCGCAGAGTCTACGCGAGAGAGTCGCAAAAATCATAAGGAAGGAGGAGTAGCAAATGCTTGATCTGAAACCCTATTTTGACGCGGTGAATGCAGCCGAATCGGAAGTACAGCGCATTGCAAACGAGATTGATACGCTGTTCCGCGAGGGGACGGATGAGGGCACGGCAAAAGCGCTTGCACTGCGCCCCGCGCTGGACGAGGCACAGAGCAAACACG